GTTTAGGTTTGGATGCTCGATCGGTGAATTTATTTCCACAGTCAGGTATACTAGAAGAGGTTTCTCAAAATAAAACTCAGGTTTTAACCACATTCATAGACGATTTTCATCATGAAGAGGCTTCCTATGACCAGGACATGGACAATACTCATTACAACGTTGATACGGATGAGGTGTCCATTTCTAAGTTTTTATCAAGGCCTATTAAAGTTTTTTCGCAGATTGTTACTGTTGGCGCCGCTGCACCCACAGCCCCTTTATTTATTAATCCTAGCACATTTTTTAATAACAAACGAGTGATGAACAGAATTAATAATTATCGTAACCTTAAGTGTGATTTGTGTTTTCGCTTTATGATTAATGGAACGCCTATGCACTACGGTAGATGGATGGCTACTGCAGTTAGTAATGTTTCTAATGACACATTGTTAACTCCTGCAACGTTGGTTAACATGATACCATCTAGAGTCATATTATCGCAACCACCACACGTCTTTTTGAACCCTACATCTTGTGAAGGGGGTTGTCTTAGATTACCTTATGTTCACCATTATAACGCTTTTAGCACTGCTTTAGGTGAACATCTAACGACAGGGTTCATAGCATTAACTGAGATGTCGCCATTAAGAAGTATGAGCACTGCACAAGACGGTGTTACAATAACAGCACTATGTTGGGCAGAAAACGTTGTTTTCGGGGCACCCACAAGTTCCAATTTACCCAACCTAGTGCCACAATCGGGTGACGAATATGGTAGAGGTATAATATCTAAACCATTAGCGGTTTTGTCCGATGTTGCAGGTGTTTTGTCAAGGATAGTTTCTATTAGACCATATGCTTTGGCTTCGCAGTCGATTTTACATATGGGAGCTCAGATTGCTATAGCTTTAGGATTTTCTAAACCGGCTGTTGTTACTGACATCTCATACATGATTCCCCGCATTTCTCCTAATTTGGCTAGCGCCGTGCAGCATGATCCCATATACAAAATGACCTTTGACGATAAACAAGAAGTGACTGTTGACCCCAGTGTGGTGGGCTTGGCACGCAAGGACGATATGATGTTATCATCTATTGTTGAACGTGAATCGTATGTGACTAAGTTCGAATGGAATTCTAACGCATTGCCCGACTTGAATATATTTTATGCTAATGTTAATCCAACATTCTGGGCAAATGGTCCAGGAACTGGTGCTGCACAGCAGATTGCTATGACGCCTCTTGCTTACACCATGCAGGCATTTAGACAATGGCGTGGTTCTTTGCGCTTTCGCTTTGTTGCCGTCGCTTCTGCTTTTCACAAAGGGCGATTGCGCATTACGTATGATCCCAACGGTGTTACCGCTTCTCCAGGTCTCCCAGTAGAATATAATACAGCTTACACGTACATATGGGATTTGGCTGAATCACATGAGGCTATTATTGATGTTGGATACATGTCACACGTTCCCTACTTGAGACCGTTGCGGCCTGGTTTGGATGGCGTTGCTTCTATATATGGTATTGCTCCAGTTAATTTTAATCCTTTGGACAGTAATGGACATTTGGTATTGTCTGTTGTCAATGAGTTAACTTGTTCCAATGCCGCATCTACCATTTCAGACATTATGATGTTTGTTTCAGCTGGACCTGATTTTGAGATGTTTGATCCAGTTGACGCCATAGACAATTATACGATGTTTCCACAAAGTGGTCAGTTGGAAGTAGAGGAACATTTTGCTAAAAGATTGAAACCACATGTTGTTTTCGGCAAATATATCAGTGCAAAAGACAAGGCGCCCATGGTTCATTATGGCGATCCAGTTACCAGTTTGCGTTATTTGCTTAAACGATATACAAGTTATATGTCAATAGCTTTTCCTCTGGTGGCGGGAGCTACTACATTACTGTATCGCTTAAACTATTCCGCATTTCCCTTACATCGTGGCAAAGCTCCGGGAGCCATGCATTTGGCAAACAATGTTCCTTATAACTATGTTTATCAGACTCCCATAACGTGGTTTTCCACATTGTTTTTGGCTAGGCGCGGTGGTATTAGGTGGAGATTGAGAGACGAATCCATGGCAGGAATTAACTTCACCCGCCTTAAAGTTATACGAAACACAATTTCCACAACAGCTGTTTTCGGGCAGAATCCATATGTTCCTTTTACTAGCTCCAGTGATGGATCTAAGAAATATATTACCAGCGCGCCAAACAGCGGCATGTCTGGCATGTCTGTAGGGACCACGAACGATGGATTGCGAATGCATGCAGATGCTGAAATACCATTTCATTCTCCACGCAGATTTTTTCCTTGTCGTATGGGAGACAATTCTCTCAACCATTCTCAAGGAGTATCTGTTTTTACTGCCATTACTAACACTAATGCAGCAAGTAGAGATGGTCAATTAGCAGTTTATGTTTCTGCTGCAGATGATTTTTCTTTGTATGGGTTTGTTGCATGCCCACTAGTATATTATGCACCCGCACTTCTATAAGTGCACGTCTTATTGATGACGTTAAACAAACCAGGTGGTAGTCGCCTGGGTGGCAAATTTATTTGTCATGGGACTCTCCAGTCACGTTATTATTCAAGTAGTCTTGAATTTGCCGGAGAGTTCCGGATTTATAGAGACTACAAGTTTAAGAGGTGCTGAGTCCCGCATTAAAGAGCGTATCATAAGCTAACATACCGAACGTATGTTTGTTAGCTGTGGTTAGATCATTCCATTGGAAGTGACACGC